CTGCCGCGACTCCAACGGGGGCGAAGGGGGTCCACCCCCACCCCATCGCGCGAGCGGAGTAGCGGCCAGGGGTGGGGGTGGGGTCGGCCGGCGCGGGCTACCTAGTGGTGCCGGCCAGGATGGGCGCGGCCGTGGCACACGGCGCACACGCTCCGAAGGTTGGCCATGTCATCGGTGCCGCCGTCGATCAGTGCGACGACGTGATGAACCGTCGTGGCTCGGGCGCCGCACACGCAACGCTCACGGTCGCGAGCCATGACCCTGGCCCGGATGCGCGCCCACGCCCAACCGTTGTGGCCTTCGGCCCATGTGCGATGGGGGTGGATCGGGCACGGCTCAAGGTGCGGGCAGTTGGGCACGGGACATACGGTCGTCATGGCACCACCGCCACCACGCACACGAGCAACGTGGCCGTGGCTTCCGGATTGCGGGCGTGAACGTCTATCTGCGTGAGCGGGCTTCCGTCCGGGCACGCGTTGGGTCCGGGTGGTCCGGCCACGCCTGGCGCGCCGTCCGCTCCGGCGTCACCTTGCGGGCCGGGTGGTCCGGATGGTCCGGGCGCGCCCGTCGCGCCGACCGGACCCACGGCGCCCGTGTCTCCCTTGGCGCCAGTCTCGCCGGCTTTGCCCGTGTCGCCCGTGGCGCCAGTCTCGCCCGTGTTGCCCGTTGCTCCGGTAGCGCCGGCCGCGCCAGTGTTGCCGGTCGCGCCCGTCGCCCCTGCCGTTCCTTGGTCGCCCTGCCTACCGGCCGGCCCGCGTGGGCCGCGTGGCCCGAGCGATCCTTTGGAACCGGGTAGCCCTGGCGATCCGTTCTGCCCATCGGCACCGGGCACGCCCGGTAGCCCACGGTCGCCACGCATGTAGGCGTAGATGTTGCGGGTTCCACTGGCCGACACGGTGGCCGTGTGGCCGGCTTGCGCGGCATCCTTCGCCGCTTCGGCGGCCAGGTCTTGCGATGTTTCGTTGACGCGATGGTTCAGGTCGTTGGCCGCATACAGCGCGACCGCGATCAACACGGCGAGAAGCGACAGGGCCAACCACGTCGCCAGAAACCGCGTGCGGCTGTAGTTCAACGTGCGGCCCGTGGCGCCTTTCAATTCGTCGTGGAGTTCATCCAATCCGCCGTGCCATGGCATCGCGCAGTTCCGTTCTCAGGGCTTCGACTTGCCCGGTCAGGCGCGCTACTTCGGCGCGGAGTTCGTCGCGTTCGGCTCGCATGCGGTCGGCCGTTTCCCGAAGCTCGTCGTTCAGTTCCTTCATCGAACCCAACACGGTCGATTGTTGTTGGACTATCGCGGTCGTGTCGTCGCGATTGAATCGGAGTGCCGTAAAGACGATGCCGGCAAGCCCGAATAGCCCGATGACCAAGGGGATGGCGGCGGACAAGACACGCGGGAATTACTCGGGTGGTTTCTCGCGCGGACCAGCGGCCGGCGATACGGCTTGCCGAATCCCCAATGCGGAGAGAAGCGGGCCGGCGATGGCCAAGCCCGTGGCCGCGTCGATGTTCGTATCCGCCAGAAGGTTTATGACGAGAAGCGCGGCCGATGCGACCAAGCCGATGAACACGGCCGGCTCGCGCCATATGCGTTGACCGATGACCTTCATGTCCGCTTCGCGGTCTTGCGCGACGTGCCGCGCTTGGCGCTCGCCGTGGTGGTGGCGCCGGCGCGCTTGCGCGACGCCTGCAAGATCGGGTGGTTCTTGCCGTAGCGCTTGGCGATGGCCGCGCGCACGGTCGTGTAGGCGCCGCGCGTGGTCGGGCGCGCCGCGTAGGCGAGCGCGGACCTGGCCCGCGCCGGCGTGTCTATCGGATACAGCCTTTGGCTCGGTATCGCGAACGCCGACTTCGGTAGCTTCGACCGGCGTTTGGCTTTCAGTGGTGCCATGCCTTCTTCCCTTGAAGATCAAGTGGCGCCGTGGATCATTCTCGCGGCCGTGTGCCTTCTCTGCCTAGTGGCATTGATCTTCCGATTTTGGCGCTAGATTTCGCGCCAGGAAAGTTCGTCGGCGCGTGCGATGGGAACGCGAGTGCGCGCGCATTCGGGCGCGCGCCGCCGCGCCGACCGTTCGGACGCTACCAAAACCCTAGGCACGCGCCTACGCTTTGACCGGCTCGCGGCCGGTTACGGAATTCCCCTGACGCCCGGTCGCGGGCCGCTTGGTCTTGCCGGTCAAGCGGTCGTGAAGCGTCGTCTTGGGCACGCCCGTGAGCGTTTCTATCTGGCCCAAGGTCAAGCCGGCGTCGTCCAGCGCTCGCGCCCACGCCACCACGTCGCGTTCGACCGGAAGCGAATAGCCCGTTTCCGGATGCCGCATTTCGGCCAGGCGAGCGCGCCGAACCATGGATGGCGTGCAACGCATGGCCACCGCGCATTCGTCGGCCGTGATTCCCCACGCATCGGTGACGATCCGCTCGGCGAGTTCTTCCCACGTTTCCGTCGTGTCGGGCGCGAGCGGCCGACGAATCCACGCGTCGAACTCGGCCCGAGCTTCTTCGATCAGTCCGGGCAGGGTTTCGGGCGTTGCGCCGGCGAACGCGCGCGCCCATCGGTCGGCCATCGGCCGCGCTTCTCCGGGCGGCCCGATCCGGCCCGACTCGCCGCCGCGTCCGCCAAGTCGTTGCGTGTCGCCGTAGCTCAGAAGCGACATGCGGAACAACAACGTGCGCGCATCCACGCCGGCCAAGAAAGCAAACCGGCCGGCGAGAGAAAGGCGCGCGGCCAGGGAAGGAATCCGCAAAGAACCAACCCGACCGCGCGCGCCGTGGAGTCTAGCTAGCCCGGTCTTCGCTCTTAGCGACGTTGTAGCGAACGCCGCACAAGAGGCAGCGCCACCATACGCCACACGACTCGCAGCCACGGCGGCAGGCCCATCGGTGTTCACACATCGCTCGCTCGCTTTCCGGCCGGATTGAGCTTGCTCGGCATGAAGCCACGACGCCACCCGTAGGTGCCGTCAGTGTGATCGCCGTGATGTCCTTCGGGGAGCGTGCAGGTCGCCCAGCGTGCGTGGTCGTAGGTGAGCGGCGAGCGGTGGCCGCAACGCCGCTCGGGCGAACGAATGAACTTATTCTCCATGTAGTGCTCCATCACGGACGCCCCTTCCCGGCCTGCTCAAGCACACGCGCCAGGTCGCCCGGCGAGTCGTATGACGAGACTTGAAAGCCCCGCGCCTGTACCGCGTCGCGGAGCATGGTTCGTAGATCGGCGTCCCATACCTGCATCTCGACGGCGCGGATCAGCGCGCGCTCCTTGTCGGTCAAGGGCCGGTCGTCGTACATGCGCGGAGTCTGCATCATGAACGTCCCTTTCCGGCCATAGCTACGCGTCCGTGAAGGCGAGTGCGACCCGTAGTAGGTGGTCGTAGTCGCCGGCCATCGCTTGTGCTTCGAAGGCGTCCACGACTTCGGGTGGGTTTCCGGCTTTCTTCAAGCCGCGAGACACGCGGCCGATGATGGCGAACGCGTTTCCGTCCCCGCCCACAAGCGCAACGCTCGCGGGAATGGTGCCTTCGGGCACGTTGATTCCGGTCATGCGTCGCCGCCGTGAAGCGATACGAAGACGGCGCGGTAGGTGACGAAGCGGGCTTGGCCCTTGGTCACGCCTTGCACGTCCACGCTCAAGGCGTCTATGCGCTCGCCGATGGACGCCGGTAGGTCGAAGGTGCCTTCGCCCTGCCAATCGTCGTGGCGCGGCCCGAGCGGTGGCGCCAAGCCTTCCACCCACGTTCCGCCGTTGACGATCCGCACCGTGAAACGACGACGGGCGCCCGTAGGCGCCCGTTCATCCCCCACCTGTTCTTCGGCGCTCACGCGGCTACCGGCGTGGCGTCGGACTTGCGCGGCCGGCCACGGCGCCGGCGCGGTGTCGTGTCTTCCAGCGCGGCGAGCGCCTTCGCGACGGCCGTACGCTTGGACTTGACCGTGGCCAGTTCGGTGGCGAGCCGGTTTTCTTCCGCTTCCAGCGCCGCCACCACTTCCTTGAGCGATGCCGTCGAAGCCGTGACGGCTTCGGTCGTGTCGGTTGACATGGCAACCATCCTTTCGTCATGCCGTGACGGGTTCCCCTGACGCGGCTAATTTTGTCTTCGGACTGTATCGACTAGGCCGGCCGAAGACTATAGCCCTATTTCGGTGGGGAATTATCGCGTACCAATGCCATCGCCAATGCGCCGGCCGCGTAAAACGACGTGGCCGACCAATCGGCCGGCAACTCCAACGACGCGGCCAGGAACCGCCCGACGCATTCGGCCGCCGCTTCCAGCATGTCGGCGCCGTCCACGCCAGGCACGTAGGCTTCCATTTGCCCCACGGTCATGGAGTCGAAGGGTTTGGTGCCGATCAATGGCAAGCGCGCTTCCAACTCGCGTTGCGCGTGAACCATCGTGTAGTCGGCCGGCTCGCGGAGCGCCGCTTCCATGGTCAACGACGGCCGGCCCATGAGCGCTTCCATGGTCACGCCCAACGCTTGAGCGATGGGGTACAGCGATTCGACGCCAGGGTTGCGAATCCGGCCGCCTTCCAGCGACGCGATGTAGCTGCGCGTCGTGTTCGCCCTGGCCGCGAGCATGCCTTGCGTCAAGCCACGCACTTCTCGGATTCGGTGGACGTTCGCCCCTAGCTCGTCACGTTGCGCGAACTCCATCGTTCCCCAAAATCGACAACATTCCCCACGCGCCGCGCGTTGGAACGACCCTTGGTCGTCCTCTCCACGCGCGGCACGCCCATAAGGTCTTCAAGTCGCACGCCCAAGACGCGCGCGATGGCGTACAGCGTGAAGGCGCCCGGATTCGGTCGCTTGCCCGTTTCGATACTGGATATGTGGGACGGGGCGACGCCGGCCAGTTCGCCAAGCCGCGCGGCCGACAAGCCGCGCGTGAGCCGGGCCACACGAAGGTTGTCGCCTAGCGCCGTGTGAACCATCGCCATGCTCGCATCCACCATGGGCGTCGATGCCCGCCCGTCAACGTGAGGTCGCGCGCGCGTAGCACGTCGCGGTAGCGCGGTGTCGGCGTCATACCGGCACGCCGGCGTCGCGCAGTTCCTTGCGAATCTTGTCCGTGGACGACGACGACGGCGTGGAAGCCGTGCGCACGGTCGCGCCGCTCGGGCATAGCCACGCCAGGTGGCCGCCGTGGGTCTTCTTGACCGTGACGCCGTGAGCGCGGACTTCACGCATGAGGTCGTCCATTTCCTTGCGGCCGAGCTTCATGGCGCCCGTGCCCATCACCGCGTCGCCGCGCGCGCGCTCCGGGCCGGCCAGTCGCCGCGCTTCGGCTTCCGGCGACTCGTGGCGCGGGCGATGCGTCGGGTTGCTCGCCGGGTCGCCCGACACGTACGCGTAGACCCAAGTGGTGCCGACGCGCTCGGCTTCGAATAGCCCGCGTTCCTGTAGCCGGCGAAGCCAACGGCGCAACGTCGCTTCCGAGAGGTCGGACAACTCGCGCTGTAGGTCCACGAATTCGAAGGTGTCCAGCCGGACGGCCGCGTCGCGCACCATGGTTTCGTAGGTCCGGAAGTCGTGGACCCTGGCCGCTTCGTCGTCGGCGTTGACGATCCGATAGCGCGTGCCGCGCTTGATACCCGAGCGGGCCACGCGCCCGTCGCGCTCAAGCCGCGCCAAGGCCGCCCGCACGCGCGTAGGCGTCGCGTTCAGGTGGTCCGTGAGGTCGGACATGGATAGCGCGCCCGAACCGTCTAGGACGGCTTCTACGCGCGCCGTGAAGGGGTCTTCTCCGCGCGCGCCGGCCGCCGCCGCCGCTTCCAGTGGCCCGCGTGTCAGGCGCCCGGCTTCGATACGCAGGTCCGTGGCTTCGCGCGCGAGTTCGCGGGCTTCGTTGCGGAGCGCTTCGGCGCGGGTGTCCAGCGCTCGCGCCTGACGAAGAAGACGGCCGGCGTCGTAGGTTGCGTCGTCAAGCGCCGCCACGCTTCCCCCTCATGTAGATGCCTAGGATGGCGTCGGCCATGTAGCCGGCGCGCCCGCCACTTCCGTGCCCGGACCCTTCCATGAGCGCGTTGGCGCGGTGGCGGATCATGCGTGGCGTGACGGCCGAAAGTCGCGCCACGAGCTTGTCGTGATCCACGCGCTTTTCTCGGCCGAGAAAGACGGCCAGGCCACGAATGAGGTCGCCGACCGTGCGCAGTTCCGTGTCAGGGTCGGGCCACGCTTGGGCGATGACGGCCAGGACCGACGCGAGAAGTTCCGGGTCGCGGCGGTAGGCATATTCCAGCGCCGCTATCGACTTGACCGTGTGGGCGGTTTCGTTCACGTCCAGTTCGAAGCCCGCCGCTTGGACAATGCCGGCGATGGCGACGGCTTCGGGCCGCTTGGCCACGAGCGCGGCCCGGAAGCGCAGATAGGTGGCCATGCCGCGCCGCTTGGTTTGCAGGTCCGCGAACAACTCGGCTTCCTGTTCGCGCGTCAAGGCTTCGTAGACGAGACACGGCGCGGCCGGTTCGTCGTTGCGTCGCATGGCTTCAAGGCGTGTCTGCCCGTCGATGACCGGCCACTTGCCGTTCTTGCGGCCGGACACAATCAGAGTGCCCACCATGGCAGGGTCGTAGTTGGCGGCGACTTCCTCTACGAACGAAGTCAACGGCCGTTGGTAGTCCACGTCGATCACCAATCGGTCCAATCCGACCATTTCGAACCGATACGGCCACGTTCGGCGCTTCCCGCCACCACGACCGGCCGTGGTTCGGGCCGGCGCTTGGGTTCCCATGACCGGAACGTATCACGCTAGGCACGTAAAGGCGACCCGAAGCGCGAAGGTCCGATACAACGACAAAACGGGCGCCCGAAGGCGCCCGTCGTGGTCCGTCCTATGTTCGGGTGAGGCTAGCCGTGCGCGACGTGGGCGACGATGCCACGCGCGACGATGGCCGCGTCTTCGTCGGCCATGTCGTTCAGGTTCACGTCGTCGGCGCGGCGAAGGGCATCGTTCCAGCCGTCCGAATCCATGATGGGTTGCATGCCCACGGAATTCATGGCCGAGAGAAGGCGACCGATGGTCGGCGCTTCCCAAGACGTGCCGCAGGCGTGGCACTCCACATGGTCGGTAATGTCGGCGTCCGTGCGGTCGCCAGTCTCGCCCCAAAAGGCGAGGTCGTCGCTTCCGCACTCCGGGCAACCGTGAGTGTTGAGCGCTTCAAGGTGATAGTTCCAGTTCTTCATGCGGATTCCTTTTCGAAGTCGGTCTTGCCTTACATACGCTGTATCGGCACTGCGGTTACATTACCTTAGCGAATTCCCGAAGACATTTCGCGGCGGATTTTCTCCGCGATTTCCGCGAGAAGCCTGGCCGCTTCGTGCGCGTGTTCCCACCACTCGCGCATCACGTCGTCCGACATGCCCGAGTTCAACGCGGCTTCGATGTTCGCCGCCGCTTCTTCCGCGTTCGCGTGCGCGTGAAGGATGGGCACGCCGGCGCGCTCGCGCGTGCGACGGACCTTCGCGCCTTCGGCCGCGTTGCGGTAGCCCTGGCGCCGACGCCGGTACGGTTCGACCACTTGGGCTATGTGATCGCGCGTCGGTTGGCCCTTGCCGAGCTTCACGGCGCGCGCCCACACGTCGGGTAGGTCTTCGGGCGCCACCCGGTAGACGGGTATCAACTGGCCGGCCACCCAATCGTTGCGCGGCAGAATCTCCACGTCGGCGCGCTCAAGCGCTCGGACGACGCGGCCGGCGCGCACCAACTGATCGCCGCGCGTGCCCGACTGGCCGAACTCGCCCGCCCAATAGTCCGACCACGACACGTAGCCGAGCGCCAGGTGAACGCCGGCTTCGTACAAGCCCAAGACCTTGCGCCAGAGTGCGCGCACGTCGGCGCGCACGTCTTCGGTCATGGCCCGCGCTTCGTCGGCCGTGACGGACGGCGCGTCGATGATTTCTCGCGTCACACGTCGGCCCTTCTCTCGGCTTCGTCGCGGTCGATGCCGAACGCGTCCGCCGCCGCCAAGATCGCGTTGTCGCGCGTGTAGCCGACCTTGAACGTTGCCGCGTCGCCGGCCATGAGGTCGCGAACGAACATCTTCACGGCGCGTGGGCCGTACATGGCTTCGTAGCGTCGGGCTATGCCGATGGTTCCCATAAGACCGAAAGGTATCTGGCGTGGGGTAGTCGTGGGGTAGAACGGCGTCGCGAACTGGCGTTTCGTGTCGTCTACTGACGTTCGACTTTGGCTTGGCCATCGGAAAACCCGCATAGCCATGCGGCCTGTGGCACATGGACTTCATCTACCCGGCAAGCCCCATCCTTGGCTAACTAGAGCCATTCCGGCCAGGCGTGGGGTAGTCGTGGGGTGCGATATGGGGTAGTTCCGCGCGATCCGTGCCAAAATCCGCGCCGGCGCGCTTGCGCAAGCGCTACGAAGAAAGGTCGGCCCGTCCGAATCGCCGCTAGGGTGCCGAAGGCTTCGTAGGGTCGGCGGACTGGCGGCAATCGCGGCCGACGCGCGCCACAAGTCATGGAGATATCGCCCCACGCAACGGACGCGTTGGTGCCGGCGCCGGCGCCGGGTTCGGGCGATGGCCGGATGGGAACCGGCTAGGGGTGGGTATCGGGATGGATCGCCGGACGCGGCCGATGAACCGACCCACCCCTTCGTAGAACGACAACGGGCCACGCCCGAAGACGTGGCCCGTCGATGGCGGGCTAGACCGCCCGCGAGACTACCCGAACGACGCGGCCAGTCGGTTCGCCGCCGACTCGCGGCGGTAGCCGGGCAGGGTTTGCACGTAGCCGGCCGTTTCTTCCAGCGACGCGTGCCCGAGCCACGCCTGTAGATCGGCAAGCGACACGTCGCGGTTGGCCACGGCGATGGACGCGGACGTGTGGCGACCTTCGTGCGGCGTGTAGACCGTGTGGCCGGCCGCTTCCCACAACTCGCGCGTGCGGCGGTAGACCGTTTCGTCGCTCAAGCGGAACGCGCGCACGCCGGGCAGGATCGGGCCGATGAACGCGCCGGCGCCCATCGACTTGCGGTAGTCCGTGAGGATCGCGGCCAGTTGCGGCACGATGGGGATTCGGCGTTCGCGGCCGGTCGCGGTCTTCGACTCGGGCACCACGATTTCGCCGCCGCCCACGTCGGCCCAATCCAGCGCCAGGATTTCGGCACGGCGCATGCCCGCGTAGAAGGCGAACCCCCAAAAGACGCGCATCGGGAGGTCCGTGAGCGCGGCGAGAAGGCGCGGCACGTCTTCGGGTGGCGCCACGCGCTTGCGCTTGGAACGCTCGCCGGCCGGCACGTCCATGTCTCGGGTCGGGTTGGAAGCCACGAGCTTGCGCGACGGATGCGTGGCCCAACGGTAGGCGGCGCGGATCGGCGTCAGAAGGCATTGCAACGTGTGATCGGAAAGCGGCTCGCCCGTCTGTTCGCCGTGGCGATCACGCGCGCCCGTGGTGGCCACCAACACGTAGGCGCGTTGCCACGCTTCGGTCGTCATGCCGTCCACGAAGTCGGCGCCGACGTGGCCCGACCAATGCAGCTTCCAAATCGCTTCGTAGTCGCGCGTGGTCTTCTCCGCGTAGCGCCGTTGCTTCTTCCCGCGCGCGTGACCGGACTTCATGGCGGCGAAGAACATGGCCATGAACGCGTCGTTCGTCATGCCCTGGCCGGGCTTGGGCTTCGGCGCGGGATTCTCCACGCCGTTGCGCCGATCCGTCACCCACGACTCGGCTTCGCCGTAGGCGTCGAAGGCGTGGGATTTGTCCGGCCGGCGCTTCTCCGAGTTCCAGAGTTCGCCGCGATATTTCGGCGCGCAACGGCAACGCTTTTCTTCGTATGCCGGGCAACCGCGTTCGTGGCGGATGAAGACGCGGCGGTTCGTCTTCGTCGGTAGCCATTTGGGCTTCATTAGCGGATTCCTTTACGGTCGTGGGGTAGTCCCTCTATCGCCACGATAGCGGACGGGCATTAGTCCGTCGCGCACTCCGCGCGTTCTTCGGCCCACCGTTGAAGTTCGATCACGGGCACGAGCCGGCGCCGACCGACGCGCACGATTCGGACGTGCGGTTGCACGAAGCGTTCGAAATGCCGAAGCGACATGGCGAGCATTTCTGCCGCTTCTTCGCGCGTGACCAAGATGGGTGGCGCGGAGTTCACAACTCGCCCGCTTCCCACATGGCGAGTCGCTTTCCGATCCACTCGGCGACGGGCACGGTCACGGCGTCGCCTATGGCCGCGTACCGCCGGCCGTCCGGCGGCGGGTCGATTTCCACGCTATCGCCGTCCACCCCATCGGGAGGCCCTGTAGGCGTTCGCATTCCGTGGGCGTCAAGCGCCGCACCGAAGATGACGGGCTTTCGGTCGGTTCGGCCAGGGTCGGACGTGAGTGTTCCGTTTCGGAAGTCTTCGACCCAATAGCTTCGGTCGGCTTGCCGTTGAACCACGAAGTCTTCGGTTTCGCCGTCGAATCGTCCGGCCGTGCGTCGGGTGAGTGTGCGAGCGCTTCTAGCGCCGTCCGCAACGCTTCCGGCAAGACCCTTCCGCGCCTCACGGCGCGCCGCAAAATTCCCGCCGCCGCCTTCCGGCTCAAGAAGAATCGTGGCGCAACTTCGGCCATCACCACGTCGGCCAAGGATGAAGACTCGCCTTCGCCGTTGGGGCACTCCGAAGTAACGGCTATCCAACACTCGCCAGGCGATATCCGAAAACCCGAGTTCGTCCAGCGCCGCGAGAAGGATGGCGAAATCTCGGCCACGGTGCGATGACAGAAGACCGGCGACGTTCTCAAGAAGAACGAAGTTTCCGGGTCCAATAGCGTCAACTGCGATGCGCGCGAAGTCGTAGAACAACCCGCTTCGCCTGCCGGCCAGTCCGGCGCGTTGGCCGGCGACGGAAAGGTCTTGGCAGGGGAAGCCGCCCGCGAGAAGGTCGATGTGGCCACGCCAGGGTCGGCCGTCGAAGGTCCGCACGTCGTCGTGTCGCGGTACGTTCGGCCAGTGGCGAGCCAACACGGCACGTCGGTATGGGTCGGATTCGACTTGGAAAGCGACGCCGTGTCCGGCCCGATGTAGTCCAAGGTCAAGACCGCCCACGCCACTGAAAGTTGAGCCCACACGCATTCGTCGTCGTCCAAGAAGTCGTAGACCGTGGTTTGTCCGGGTATCGGGTCGGCGTCGGTCATTCGTCGTCTTCCCACCGCTCGCCCAACATCGCGTCGCGCCGGCGCCTGTACCACTCCAAGTCGTCGGCGCCATGTGCGCCATGTTCGCCAAGTTCGCCATTTCCTTCGGTCACAACGTCATCGGACCTTTGGCGTACTCCCACCCCTGGCGTTTCTGGCGTAGTTGGGTCGTCTTCGGTCCCAAGTGCGCCAGTTGCGCCTAGGGTGGAAGTACGCCCATGGTCCGCCGTGAGTTCGTAGACGTATTCCATTCTGCCCGTGGCGGACTTGGCGCGCTTGGCGGACTTACAGACTTCGCGGTAGTAGCGTTGGATCGAACGCCACGCCACGCCGAGCTTCTTCGCGTCGGCTTTCAGGTCGTTGGACGCCACTGGCCCGTCCGCGAGCGCGTCCAAAAGGAAGTCCAAGACTTCGCGTCGCACGCCACGTTCGCCTTGATCGGCCAGAAGGTCGTCGGCGGCGACGGACGAATGGCCCGTGAACGCGATCATGGACGTGGGCACGGGCACCAAATCGTCGTCGTAAACCGTCGTGGTCGTCAGGCGATACTTGAGCGCTAGCCCGCGCTCGCGCCGGACCAAGTTCATCTTCGTGGGCGCCATGATCTTGTCCACGCCTTCTTCGCCGTCTTCGTCGTCCGGATCGGGCGCCACGGCCACGACCGTGCGCGCGACGGCTTGGAAGGCGTGGCTTTCGCCGATCTTCGTGGCCCACGTCTTCGACTCGGATTTGTTCAGGTGCATAACCAAGACGACGGCCACGCCGTAGTGCGCGGCGACGGCCACAACAGGGTCCAACACGTCGCGCACGTCTTGGTTGACGTACGTGGAGTGGTCGCGCCCGACGAACGACGCGACCGGATCGAAGACCACCAAGCGCACGCCACCCGCGTCCAGTCGTTCGATCAAGGTGTCCAAGTCGCCCGGCAACTTGATAAGCCCGTCCGCCGTGATTCCCTTCGGCAACGTGCGACGCATGACGATGGCTTCCCATCGGGCCATGTCGGCGCCGCACGCGAGAAGGCGCGGCGCCACCGTGTCGGCCAAGTCGTCTTCGGCCGTCAGGAAGACCACGTTGGCCGGCGTGTTCACGTCGCCGTCCAAGAAGCCCGCCGTGGTGGTCGCCGCCGCCATGAACGCGGCCACCTGAGATTTGCCCTGGCCCGGAGCGCCGGCCAGGATGACGACCTTTCCCAACGGCAACCACGGACGCCAGAGATAGCGCACGGGCCGAATGCGCACTTCCGAGCCACGGATGACCACGGGCACGCGCACGTCCGGCGGCACGGCCGGGATTGGCGCTTGCACGGGCCGCGCGTCGTTGAACAGGCGATCAAGGAACCGGCGCGTCATGCTCGGGCCGAGTTCCACCAACGCGTCGCCGATGTCGTAGCCGTCCGTGCGGTCGGGCGCCATGTCGATCACGAACGCGTCCGTGGTGCGCGCGGCAAGCTCGGCCGCGCGCTTCATGCGCGTTCGGCCCACGTCGTCGCAGTCGGTCACGAAGTAGACGCCATCGCGGCCGGACGCGATCCGCTCGGGCCATTCGTCGCGCCACTTGCCGGTTCCGGGCAGGGCCACGGCCGGCAACCCGAGTTCCGCCGCGCTCACGGCGTCGGGTTCGCCTTCGACCACCACCACGAAGGTGCCGGCCACGTCTTCCGGTCGCGGCCAGAGGTCGCGCGTCGTGCCGCGCTCCGCGCGCATCTTCGGTTCGCGGCCGTCGTCGGCGTAGTGCAGGACGCCGACGTATTCGCCGGTTTCGTCGCGGATGGTAAACACGTAGCGGCCCTGGCCATCGACGCCGACGCCCAAGCGGTCAAGCGTGGCCGGCGTCCATCCTTTGCGCGTCATCGGTCCCGCCACGCGATCAAGGCGCAAAGGAAGTCGGCCGGCGCGACGCAATACCACCCGGAGTGGTTGCGGCGAAAGGCGACCACGGGCACGTCCGAGCCGATGGCTTCCTGTTCGGCTTGGCGGATGGCGCGCCAGAGTTCCAGCCGTTCCGTGCGCTTGATTTGCCAATGGATGCCCGCGCATTGGATGGCGTCGCGTTTGTCGTCGCCGAATTGGTCTAGGTTGCGCTTCGCGTCCGGCCAATACGGCGCAAGGTGGCGATGGATGAATTCCAGTTCGCCACGCGCGCCTTTTGCCCGAGAATCCATCGCTAGCCGCACACGGGCCAGGCGCCACGACCTTGGACCCAAAGCAACCGCACGGCGCGGTAGTCCTGTTCAGGCGGCGACGCAAGATGAGGCATGACGCGACCGCCGACCGACCACCACGACGGTAACGTGAACTGATAGGCGCCGAAAAAACCATTGCCCGTGTTCGTCGCGTAGTTGCCACGCGACTCGCACCACCGCACGGCCGAAAGCCACCCGCGATACGGGCGCGCCGTGCGCCGCCACTTGTGAACCGTCTTGGCGTGTTCCTTTCGATCCACGCGACGTTCGCACGCGTTCGTGTTGCAACCTTCGTGGTGGGCGCCGGCGAGCGCCAGGACGGTAAGAAGAAGCGTCATGCCGCCACCTTCGTGGTCCGTAGTTGGGCGATTGGATGAAGCGCCGACGCCGGCACGAACCACGACGCGCCGTAGCCGTTGGGATTGCGCGTCCACTCGGGCTTCGCCGCGTCGTGCCCGAGAATCCATCCGTGGATCGTGTAGGTGCCGCGCGCGCCCGTGACCAACACGAAGGCGTCGCCGCCGTAGCCGCGCTCAAGGTCGCGTGGCTTGACGATCAAATGAGCATCGGCGCGGAGCGAATGGCGAACGTGAATCCACCCGTCCACGTCGGGCGAGTGGATGGCGTCCACGGAACCATCCCAATAGGTTCGTAGCGCTTTGGCCACGACCAATTCGGCCACGGCGCCTTCCACGTCGTCGTCGGTCTTGGACGTGGGCGCGTCCAGCGTGCGATATCCCTTCGCAATGGAGACAACGCGCCGTAGGTAGCCGACGTGCGCGCCCATGGCGTATTCGGCCCACGACAACGCGAGTTCTTCGCTCACGGCATGCCACCGCAACGCGGGCATGGCACGACGCGGCGCGGCCCGCCGATCCAATGCGATGCCGAATAGACCGGCTTCCCCTGGCAGAAGCCGCACTTCGGGTCGGGCTTCGGCGGCGGCTTCATGACGGCCACGACGCGTTCGCGCTCGTCAGTTGTTGGCCGGCCCTGACCGTGGCTAGGTCGCGGTCGCGCGCCCACTCCACGAGCCGCCAAAGCGACCGGCGCGTGTCGCGCGCGTTTTCCAACTTCTCGCCGGCCAACTTGAGCATGCCGGCCGCTTGGTCGCGCGCCTTCGATTCGTTCGCGCACTCGCCGCGCGCGAGCGTGTTGGCCGCTTCGACGGCCGCGCCCGTGTCGCGGTGAGCGCGGAATGTCTCGGCCAGGCGAATGCGGTAGAAGGCTTCCGTTTCGGCCGCTTCCTTCACGGCCGCTTCGTAGGCGGCTTCCAAGTCCAAGACCACGCGCGTGGCTTCGCGGAGTTTGTCTCGCGCTTCGCCGGCGTCGAAGACGGCCAGGGTCAAGGCGTAATCGGTCATGCCACCAACTCCGGGTAAACGTCGTGCGGCGACAAGCCGGCGCGGAGCGTGATCGCGTCCACCACGGACAATTCGACGTGGCGAGACTCGCCCGTAATCAGACGCCGGATGGACCGCGCCACGGTCGGGTCGGCCGTATCCTTCATGGCCAGGGCCACGGTCAGGATCGGCGCCGGATCAAGGTAGACGTAGTGGCCCTTGCCGACCCAATTCGTCGTCGCCGGCCGAAGCGTCTTGCCCGCCAGTTCGTTGGCGAGCTTGCGACGCATCCGCGCGTCTTCCAGATATCGCGCGTAGGCGTCGGGCCGCTCGCGTTTCATCCGCTCGCGATAGCGCTTGCAGCGCTCCGCGTTCTGTGGCCCCTTGCGATCCGGGTAGTTGCGCCGGCGCTCGCGTTCCTTCTCGGCCGTGTAGGGGTCGGCCATGTTCTTGCGGTAGTTGCGGCGCGAGCGCTCGCGCACGCACACGCGACAGACGCGCGACCAATACGGCTTGCCGTCGTTCTTCCAGCGATAGAAGCCCGACCGAAGCGGCTTGGACTGGCCACACTCCGGGCACGTCTTCACGCGACCTTCTCCAACTCGCGTTCGAAGCGGCCAAGCGTCTTATAGAAGTCCAAGACCGAACCCCACATCTTCGACGCGTCGGCGCCGGCCACCACGTTGTAGGTGCCGTCTTCGGCCACGCCGACCAACGCGACGCGCGCCACGTCCACGCCACCGCACTTCTTCTCCGCGATCCGGTAGGCGTGCGCCTGAACGTGCGCTTCGGAGTAGATGCGACCCTTCGGGTTGGACTTGAAGTCCAGAAGCGTGGGTTCGTCGTCCAGCGCGGCGATCAAGTCCAGCCGGCCCGCGTAGCCGAATTCCGGGTAGGCCACCAAGCGTTCGACCGCGATGGGCTTGGGGTCGTATTCCCAAAGGAAGCGCGCGATGGCTTGCAGATACGGCGCGTAGTCCGAAGGGAAGGCGTCGAACGGCAGAATGTCGCCCGTGGTCATGAACACTTCCACGAACTTGTGAACCGCTCGGCCACGAGCCGACGCGCGTTCCAACGCGGTATCCACGCCTTCGCCTTCGCGCGCGTACCACTCCAACAATCCGGGCTTGGGCCAGGTGCCGCGAAGAATCGTCGTGACCGACGTAAGCGACTGGCGCCGCGTGCCGCCTTCGGGCAAGAGCCAATAGTTGCGGCGCTCGCGTCCGGCGCGGTCGCGCTTTTCTTCGTAGAAGATGGTTCCGATGCCGGCCACGACGCGTTCCAGCCGGGTCGGTTCGGTGGCCGTCGCGGTCATAGCCGCACTTCGCCGCCGTGCGCCACGCGAAGACCAGACGCGGTGGGATATACGGCGTCGGCTTCCATGCCGAAGACCATCACCGGGTCGTAGCGGACCAACCCGCGCCGGCGAAGCGCGCCGACCGTGCGACCGCCGCCCGGATAGCTATTGGGGAGCTTGCCGGGTTGGTTGACGATGGCCCAAAGCGTCGCGTCCATTTGCGGCGAGAGGGTCATGTTGCCGCCGCCTTCCACCCGGCTTGGGCGGCGCGTTCCTTGGCTTCGTTCATGATCGTTCGCGCCTGGCCGACCGACAACGCCTTGAAGTCCGCCGCGCCGAACGCCATCCGCGCGAAGGTCCGGAACGAATCGGGCGCGTGAAGCGCGTTCAGGTATTCCGTGAGCGCCGCCACTTCTTCATCCGTCACCTGGCGGTTTTCGTCGGACGGCGCGGCCGACGCCGGCTTTTCCTCGCCCTCTCCCATGGCGTCGGCCGCGTCCGCGCCCGCACTCGCCGGCGCCGCTTCGGGAGGATTTGAAGCGGGTTCCGGCTCGGACGGTTCGGCGGGCTTTGAGGGTTCCGTCGTGACCGTGGCAATCGTGCCTTCCAAAATCTCGCCCGTTTCGGCGTCTATCTCCACGCCGAGTTCGTCGGGCGTGTAGACGGGCGCGCCGGCGAACACGTCCGGGCAAAACCACTTCGCGCCGTTGGACAACGCGCGCGCAAAGAGCATGTTCCGTGGGTACTTGCGCCAGTTGTCCTGATTGGCCAAGCCCGCTTTGCGCGCGTCTTCCATCGTGAAGTCCGACGTGCCGACTTCCTTTCCGGCTTCGAAGAACGCGACGGACGCCCGGTCGTCGGTCAGGTCTTTCACGCGGAAGTCGTATTTCGGGTGGCGCTTGATCGAAGCGGCCATAAGATTCGCGCTCAAGGTGACGCGACCCTTCACGATGAAAACGCCGGTCATCGACGCAATCGGGCCGAAACCGAGTTCCTGGCCGGCCAAGACCTTCACGACGGCTTGGGCGGCATCCTTGGCGTCTTCGAAGTAGTGCGATGCCGCGAGCATCGTTCCGAGTTCCTTGGGGTCCGAGAGGGAACCCATCGCCATCGCCGGCACGCGCCGGCTCGCAAGTTCGGTGGTCATCGCTTCCGTTCGGTCGGCGGGTGGATGGGGGAAGGCGCCACGTCGCCCGTGGCGGGCGCCAGGGCCGCGCGTGCGGCCCGTTCGTCGGCTCGCGCGTGGATTCGGTCGGGCCGCTCGGTTCGGGCCGGGAGAAGCCGTCTACGGGCTTCCAGCCATGCGGGCCATCCGAAGCCGCGCTTCATGCGGCTTGGCGGTTGTGGCCCTTGTGCGATGGGGGAAGCGGCAACACGTCGGACACGTCCAGCCCGAAGGCATCCGCGATCTTCTTGGCGTTGGCCGGATGGACGCGCTCGCCGCTTGCCGCCCGACGCATCACGTCGTGGCTCACGCCGGCGCGCTTGGCCGCTTCGGCGACCGACTCGCCCATGTCGCGGCACGCCTTCGCCACGGCCGTGTCGTCGGTCGGCAGGGCCGGCCAAACCGCCACGACTTCGCGGACCTTCGGACCCAACACGCCTTCCAGCGCGGCCAACACGTCGCGCTTGACCGCGCGCCCGCGTTCCGCCTGGCTCACCGCCGTGTGCGACACGCCGGCCAGTTCGGCCAGTTGTCGAGCGCTCAAGCCCGCCGCGATACGAAGGCGCGAGAGGGCTTGGCCGGGCGGTTCCGGCGTTGCGTTTCCCACGGCGCCATCCGTATCACCATGGATCGTAAAGTGTCAAGACCTACACCTAGATTGGAACGCAAGCACGCCAATATGGTTCCATCCGGCGCATTCTGGAACATGATTGCGCACGATGGCACGCATTCACGTAATGTTGTGGATGATCCTGTGCGAAGGTCGCGGTTGAAGGGAACGACGATCCAATGAAGCGCGACGACAAAGAGACAGAGAAGGTCGCCGTGCGCACGGCCAGGGCCGCGCGGATGCGCGCAGCGCGCGCGTTCGCGGACCTTGACCAAGCCGAGTTCGCCAAGAAGCTCGGCGTGTCGGTCGTGACGATCAAGCGCATGGAACGCGGCTCGCGCGAGATATCGCTAGACGACCTTCACGCGCTCGCGGACCTATGCGACGTACCGCGCGAGTTCATGGAAGCCGGCTTCGCCGGCGAGAAGAACAACAGTGCCGATCAAATGCGCGCGCTCACGGCGGCATTCACGGACGCGCTGGATATCCGCTTCGACGCGTTGACCGACGCCCTTCTGTCGCGCGACGAAGCGTTGTCCATGTCGCGGGCGGCGCTTGAGCGGCTACGGGACCGAAGCGGGTAGCGTCGCGGCGCGCCGGCCGGCGATGAAGCCAACCGCGAGCGCTTCTCCCATGGCGTCGGCCGGCGTCATTCCGGCCAGGTGATCCGCAAAAAGAACGCCCAATTCTTCGGCGTCATGCCCACGTAGGTCTATCCGTGCGGATTGGTCGCCGTTGGACCGTGCCGCTATCGCGTAGGCGATGGCGTCGGCGTCGGGCGTCTTCATAAGCCGGACCCTCCCGCGCAAGTCGTCTTTCCCTCTCCGGACGGGCACTCTACCGCGCTTCACGCGTCGGTTACAAATTACCTGCAAGCGCGCCAAAAACCGCCGCACGGTGCCACGTCGGGCACAAAAAATGGGCGCCGCGTGGTGCGGCGCCCAAATTCGTCGGGTCGAACGGCTAACTTGCTTCGGCGGGCGGCGGCGAATCCGCGTCGCCCGGTTCGTCGGGTTCGGCGGGCGGTTCGTCCGGCTCGGGCGACTCGCCGGCTTCGTCGTCGGTTTCGTCAAACGCCGGATCGGGTTCGTCGGCCATGTCCGGGTTGTCGGCGTCGGGCGGTTGTTCTGTCATCCATTCACCAACTTTTCGATGTAGTCGTGGCGGCGACGACGGTTCGCCTTCCCCCACCCGTCGCGCTTCGCCACCTGTTCGATTTGCCGAGCTTGGTTGGCAAGCCACTTCTTCGCTTCGGTGGCGCGGCGAAGGTGCGACGCGTCCACCTTCGACCACCCGCCGTTGCGCTTGGCTATCCGGCGTTCCTTGACCAACACGTTTCGCCGTTGCTTTTCGTCGGCGGTCAGGACGTGGTACGGGTGCTTCTGTTCGCGCGGCTTCTCGCCTTTGTGTTGGTCATGCTCGGGCGCGTATTTGAAGTGCCACCACTCGGACGGCGCGTCCGACCATTTCTTCTGCCATCCGTATTCGGCGCCGTAGCGGTTGATCGCTTGAGCCATGGCCGGCGTCGGCACATCGACCGCAACCCCCCACCCATGGTTCGACGTGCCTGGCCGGGCGGCGAGCGAACCCTTGCCGGACTGGTAGAGATTCCAGAAGTATTGTTGGTCCGCGTAGGGCCGATAAGCCGTGCGCGTGGAGGTCGGGCATATCCATTGGCCGGTCGCCTTGCCGATCTTCGCGCGTAGCCGACCCCACGACGCGGCGGCGGGCTTGGTCAATCGCCCGCCAGGGATATCGGCAAGTTGCGAGTCGGGAAGCCGTCCGTTACTGGCCATTGTCTTCGGGTTGGTCGGGCTTGGCTCGGGTTTCGTCGTCCGCCACGATTTCGTCGTCTTCGATTTCGTCGGGCGGAATCGTCGCTTCGTCGGCGGCGAAGTCCGGCATTTGGTCGGTCATGATGTCCGCGCCTTGAGAGAGTTCCAACGCTTACGGCGGTTGGCTTTGTTCCAGCCATCGCGTTCGTGTTCGGCCGCTTGCCAGATTCGTTGGCGTTGTTCGGCCATGACGCGCCGCAACACGGTCCGCCGTTGTGGGTCTTTGTTGCGCCGTTTCAGGTCGTCGTATTCCCGAATCCAGCGCTTTTCGGAATCCGTGTAGCCGGCGAGCGAATCGGCCGGCGTCAGGAACAACTTGCGTTCGGCTTGGCGCCGGCGCGTCAAGCCGGCCAACGGACGCCCGCCCGCTTTATCCCACTTCAAGAGTTCGTCGGCGGCGCGGTTCCATTGTTTCGCGCGAAGCGCCTTGCCGATGCCGGTATTCGGGCCGATGCCGCCAGGGCCGACGTTGTAGACGAACGACGTAAGCGCGTCGTGTTGGTTTTGGTTCAAGCCCGAGATTCCGTTCACGGCGCGGCCGTAGGTGTCGTCCACTTCGCGACGCATGCGGTCTTCGGCCGCCCTCTGACTTATCGCCGGCGTGTTCGGGCCGACGCCCTTGGTCGATCCGTAACCAATCGTCCACACGCCCACCGAATCCCGGTAGGGCTTTGACCGGAACCCTTCGAAGCCTTTTATGAGGTCCGCTCCGCGTTGCCCGAGCTTCATGGCGCCGGTTCCTCGCCGTTGGTCGGCGCCACGACGGGCGGCGGCTCGGGCGGCGGCGACGGCGCGGTGATTTGGCCATCCGCGACCGTTCCTTGCACTATCTGTTCGCTTGCGGTCGCGGAAACCACCGCGCCTTCGGGCAACGCCCAAGCGTTGACCACGCTTTCAACGTCGGCCGACGATTCGACTTGGAACGAAACCGACACGAAGACTTGCAGGGTCATGGCGTAATCACTCCCGCGAAGATGTAGGCAGGGATGGCAAGAGAAGGTGGCGTGTTGTCGTGGGCTTCGTTGCCGCCGTTGCTAGGTATCGTGTGAACGTGGTCAAGGTTGGCGTTGGCGTCGCCGGTCGTGGCCGCATAGGTATTCGGAAACCATCCGGGTTGCGCGCCACCGTCCGGCGAAAGTCCAGCCGTAAGGTTCGTGATTTGAAACCACGAATTAGGGTTAGCGAAGTGACGATGGTTCAACGTGCTACCGGAACCGCCCGTGGCGCCGTTGTGGGCGTGGGCCGGCATTTGCGGCATGGACAACACGACGGCTTCCACTCCCCATCGCGTGCCGGCCGTGCGCATGATCAAGCCCGACCCCTGGCCGGCGCCAACGGGCGTGCGGCCACGAAGGTCGGGCACGTTGAACGTGGTGGAACCGTCGCCTGGCCCGTAGACGGCGGCAATGGCGGCGAACAGGGCCGCGTAAGTCGTGCGCGATACGGGCGCGCCGTCGCACGGTAGCCACCCGCGTGGCGCGGTCGATATGGCGATGAAGCGGACTTCTCCGACAATGAAGATGCCACCCGCGCCGGCCGGCGAATCCAACTTCTCGGCCAACGCCTGAACGTCGCGCGGCACGTCCGCCGAATCCGTCGATTGCGGATACGGCAGTTGCAAAATTGGCGTGTGCTGAATCGTCATGTCGAGATACCCGCCGCCATATGGCCGTAGGTGGGGAACGCGGCTTTCACGGCCGCGTAGTCCGCGAAGGCGATTTCGATGGCTTGATACGTGTTCGCCGGACCGACCGAATAGTCCAGTCGGATGCCGGCCGGCTTTTGCGCGAGGATCGCCGCGAGCGTGGCGTCTTGGTCGGGCGTTTCGCTCGTGAGCGTGTAAAGACCCAACACGTAGGCGTTGCCGCCTAGCCGTTCCTGCATGACGACCGTTCGCGAGCCGGTCAACGTCTTTTGCGTCGCCGCTCGGAGCGCGGCCGGCGTGCCACGCCGGAAGCCGTCCGTCTGCGCGATCCACACGCGCGCTTGCGCCGGCGTGAGGTCGGGCGGAACCGTGACGCCGGCGAACTGGCCAAGCCACGGCAACCAATCGTCCGGGCACCGGGCCAAGTCCATGACCGCCGACCATCCTGGCCCTTCGGGCGTGTCTCGGGCCAGTGACGCAACCCACTGGAACATCACCCCCACGGCGGCGCAATACAACGCCAGGTGCCAACCCGATTCGCCGTCCAGCCATGCGACCGGAAGCATGGAGTCGTAGAGGTCGTCCGCGAACGACTCAAGCGTGGGCGGCGGCGGTATGTCGCGCGCTTCGATGACCGCGAGCGCGGTCGCGGTGGGAACTTCGGTCATGGCGCCACCGCGCTACCCGTGATCGCTCCCGGTCGTGGAAGTGGGCCAGGGCCGGCCAACGGCACGTCGGCCGTGGTGCCATTCAAGGTGAGCGTGACGATGTACCAGACGCCTTCCACGCGGTTGATTACTTCGGCCACTTCCAGATACCGAACGTAGGTGTCCGACACCCATTGCGGTTGGTCGCCGAAGGGAACCAAGCCGAAGTTGGCCGGCAACAGGTAGTCGGTCACAGCTTGGATGGCCGCGCTCGCCACGCTCGCGCCCGAGAATTGCGCAAAGACCGTGAAGGTGAAATCGACCGACACGTCCGTGTAGGTCGGGTCGATCACGAACACTTCGAAGTTCACTTCTCGGGCCGCTTGAAGAACGGCATCGACGCCGGCTTTCCCGGTCGGCGGCGAAGCCGTGCCAGGCGCGGCCGGGTAGCCGTCGTCGCCCGTGACCACCACCGTCACGCACCGTTCGACGTTGGTTTGTGGCGGCGGGCCAGGGTTGTAGAGGTCGATGGCCGTGGCTCGCCCGATGCCCGGAACGGTGCGCGCCATGACCGCGAAGTCGTTGGGCAGGATCGGGCGCGGCGCCATGAGCGTAAGAAGCTCATGGAGTCGGTCCAAGTAGTCGGCGTCGCTTTCTTCATCGACGCCACCCGACGTTTGCGCCGGATCGCCGGTCAAGATGACCGACACGACCCAATCCAGTGGGTCGATGACTTGCGGTTGCGCGGTCAGTCCGTTGGCGTCCGTGCCAGGGTCCACGGCGACGACCACGACGTTTTCAACCGTGGTCGCTCCGGGCGGAATGACGGTTTGCGTCTGGACTTCGAACGGCAAGAGTTCGTCGCCCGCCGCCGCGATGCCCACGAGCGTGCCGGCGTCGATTGTGTAGCCCTGATCGTCGCGTGCCGTCCACGTCGTCGTGCCCGTGGCCGATTGCGCGACCAACGGCGGGAAGCCCAAGACGGACGTTCCGTAGTAGCGGAAGATGGACGTGGGCACGGCCGACGCCACGTCCATAAGCTCGCCGGCCAGTTGCGCGAGCGATTCGATAAGCCACGTATCCAGATTGCCGGGCGCCGGCAACCATCCGGGTATCGCGGCTTCCAGATATTCGAACGCTTCTTGGGAAAGGTCGTCCGGTTCCGTGACAATCGGCGGTTCGATGAATTCGGCCATGGCGAAGTGCCCGTGACGGGCGAGAAGAGTTCTAGGTGTGGGCTAGTCGGCGGAACGCGTGCCGAGCCGAACCGCCACGTAGTAGACGAGTTCGTCCACGCGGTCGCGCTCGCCGGTAATCAAGGTGTCGGCGCGCGGTTCCCAACGCGCAATCGAAAGCGCGATGGATTCTTCGTCCGGCCCGTTCTCATGAAACGTTTGGTCGTCTATGCCGAACTCGGGCAACTCGGCCCGATACCCGGTCGGGCAGAGAAGGATGGCCAACACGCACGCCAACACGTCGTCGGTCGTGTCCTGTTCGTTGACGACGGCGCGGCCGTATTCGATCCGGAACGGAAGCCCGAAGTGGGGAATGTCGGTCATCGCGAGAAGACTTCGACAGTGATGACATTCAACGTCATCGAATTATCCCACCGCCAGGTGCCGCCACCTGATTGAAAGTAGTGGGCAAACGTGTATGCGGTCGATGCCGCCAAGTCAGCGTAGAAGGTTCCTTGGAAATTCTGGTACGGCGGACCGGCCGCGTTGCCGCTCCGAATGGCGCGCATGTTGAGATTGTTTGCCGCCGCGTGGCCGTCGTAGTCGGCTACGGCCGCCGGCGAAATATTGACGCCGGCACCCGCCCATTGCCATGACGCGTCCGCCAAGTCCCACCGCGATTTCCACGTCACGCGAGCGCGCACCGGATAAGCGGGCGTCGTGTAGGTGATAAGTCGCGCCGGCGTACCGGAGTCGGTATAGGTTCCGCTCGGCCCGACCGTGCCGTTATTGCCAGGTTGGCCACCCGTCGAACGAAAGTCTACGAACGCGCCAGGCTTCCAAGTCGCGTCGGCGTTGGCGCTTGATTGTTTGACGAGATACTGGCCCGCCGTACCGCCAGTCGCGCCGGCGCCGGCTTGTCCTGGCGGACCTTGCGGCCCGACCAACGCGCCGGCAGAGTCAATCTGCGCGCCGGTCGCCTTGACGATGAAGGCAAGGATCACATAGGGCGGTAGGTTGTTATGCGCCTGCGAAGCGTCAAGCGCACCGGACGCGGCGGTGGTCGTCTGCCAAGTGTTCGGTAGCCAACTTGGTTGCGCGCCACCGTCGCCGGCAAGGCCAGTTGCCAAGGTCGAACCAAGGAACCATCCGCCACCATTGAACGCGTGGAAGTGATCGCGCAAGCCGGATTCGGCGGCGGTAAGTAGGTGGGCCGCTTCGCCACCCGCGCCGTACATGTCCGAAAGGTCGGCTTTCGGACCCATGATGAACTTGTTTCGTAGGTCCGGAATCGTGAACGTGACGGCACCCGCCGCGACGCCCAACACGTCGGCTAGTTGCGGGTAATCCACGCGGTTCAACGTGCGGCCGTCCGCAAGCATCCAATTTGTCGGAATCGTTTTGCCAGTAAACGCCTTTACCGTGCCGATTTGGTCGGAGTCGTAGACCGTGCCCATCGGCCCGGTGTCGCCCTTCGGCCCTTGGGCGCCGGTCGCGCCCGTGGGTCCGGCCGGGCCAGTGGCGCCCGTGTCGCCCTTGACGCCTTGCGGCCCTTGGGCGCCCGTGTCGCCCTTGACGCCTTGCGGCCCTTGGGCGCCGGTCGCGCCGGTCGGCCCGGTCGCTCCTGGCGGACCTTGCGCGCCCGTGGGTCCGGTCGCCCCTGGCGGGCCAACGTTGCCTTGCGGGCCAGTCGGCCCGGTCGCGCCAGGGTCGCCCTTCGGCCCTTGGATGCCCTGTTGACCTTGCGGCCCTTGGATCGAACCGCCCGATACCCAATGCGTGCCGTCCCATAGCCAAAGCGAATCGTCGGCTTGGACGATGAAGGCGTCACCTTGGTTGTTGCCGCTCGCCGGCAAGTCGGCCGACGTGGGCACGGACCCCTTCATGGTCACGCCCGAGCCGGCCGGACCTTGCGGACCGGGAATGCCTTGCGGTCCGGTCGCGCCGGCGTTGCCAGGATCGCCTTTCGGTCCCTGTAGGCCCGTGGCGCCGGTTGGTCCGGGCGCGCCCGTCGCGCCCGTGGCACCCGTAGGGCCGGTTGGCCCTGGCGGACCTTGCGGACCCTCTGGCCCTGGCGGGCCGGGCGTGGCCGGCGTGGAGATAGCCACGGACGTGTCGGCGTTGTTGTTCGGCAAGCCGCCCGTGCCGTGGTCTATCGGCGTGACCGGAAAGGAAAAGTAGGTTCCGTGATCGGTGCCGGCTTCGCCTACTTCGTAGCGACCCCATTTCGTCGCGTCGTCGGCGTCTTGAAGGTAGAAGTGATCGCCGGGCTTGACGAGCTTCAAGACGTTGGTGGCGTCATTGTGCGCCGCGTTTTCCTTGGCGATGTTGACGACCGAAGCGCCGGCCCATGTCGTCGCGTTGATACCGACACGGCCGCTCGCCACGCTCGCGGTCGAAGTCGTCCACGTCCATGTGCCGGACACGACTTCGCCACCGCCACCGCCGCCGCCCGTCACGCCGGGAATGAACGTCCACGGCTCGCGTTCGTCATCGAAGACGACTAGGCACGGGTCGCCGCGCTCGGCGTCGGCCGGCCCGATCCAATCGCACGGGCCGAAGCGAACTTGCGGATCGTAGTAGGGAATCCGCACGTACAGTTCGCCGTCGTCCAGCGTGGCCACTTCGCCCTTGACGGCGGGCGGCGCATCGCGGAAGCGTCGATCCGTGAGCAGGTCGGAGAAGTCCACGGGCACGGGCTAGTCCAAGAAGTCGTAGCGCCAACAATGGGGGTCGCCCATCATGCCGATGGTGCCTTCATCGACGGGCGGCGAGCCGTGCCCGATGGTGGTTTGGCCCGGACCCACATACAGTTCGACGTGGTGGGATGGCGGCGGCCCGTACAGGATGATGTCGCCCGGCTTGGCTTGCGACGTGGGCACGCCGTGGCCGCGCAAGCGCATGTTGCCCGTGTAGATGCCGTTGTAGTTCGGCCCTGGCGCCGGCGCGCCGGCTTTCTTATAGACGGCGGCGACCCATTGCGAACAGTCGGAGCGGTTGCCGCGTCGCGGTGGCCGCGTCGGGTCGTCCGTGTTCCACGCGCCGCTTTGCGAGTAGAACCACGCGTTCGGGTTTCGCTTGTAGCTCGCCGCGCTCGCCTTCGCCACGGCCACGATTCGGTTGCGAAGCGATCCGCCCGACACGCTCGCGGTGGCGTCCGCTTGAGCGCCACGAGCGGTGGAACCCACGTCTTCGGCTTGTGGCTCGGGAAGCGCCGGCGTCGGCGCCTGTAGCGTGATGTCGCACCCAAGGTCGTAGATGGACTGGCGAACGCTCCGAACGACATAGCGGCCGTTGGCGATGCCGCATTCCCGAATGGCGATGACGCACCCCACGGGCACGTCGAAGACTTCGGCGCGAGCGGAAACCTGCACGTCGGACGACACCTTGCCCGAGTCGATATCGAAGTTGATTTCCTGAACGCCGTCGTCGTCTTCGTCAATGATGTAACGCGCCTTCTGACGCATGAGCCAATCGTCGCTCACGTAGTACAGGCGGCCACGGTCCATGAAGGCATGCCACGCCACTTCGTCGGCCAGGCGTTGAATGGCATCCCACGACGACTCGGGTTTGCCGGGTTCGCCGCGCCGGAACTCATACTTCTTTTTGCTCCGAGAAGACCCACGCGAAGCGGTGCCGCCCGTATCCGATCCGCTCGCGCCGCCGTAGGCGTCAAGCCACTTGCGCGCTTCGTCGGCCACCGTTCCGTAGACGGCCGGTTGCGACCCTTGGACGCCCTGCGCGACTTCCGCCGCCGTCCACTCCGAATGCTCGCGCGCGAGCTTGATCGCGCCGCCGCGTCCGGTGAATCCCCTGGCCAGGAAGGCGTGACAACCCTTTTCGATGTCGGACGCGACTTCGCGACCGTGCAAGCCCACACGAATCTGCAAGATGCCGATGGAATCGCGGTCGCCGTGCGACAGGTTCCTTATTTGCGATTCGATAATGACGGCTTCCATAAGCGCCAAGGTCGCCTTCGGACCGGCGCCAAGTTCGTCGGCAACGTCCAAGACGCGTTCGCCGTTGCGCCGTTGTTCCGCCGTGGCCCGCGCACCCTTGACCGTGAGACTCGCCTTCTCATTCAAGCCGGGTTGCTTGTCCGCGTCGCGGCCGGCTTTCTTGCGTTTGGCCGGCGCCTTCGTGTTCGCCGCGTCGGCCACGGGTTGCTTCGTGTGAAGCTCCGGGCAAACGAACCTGATCGGCTTTTGTGCGACCGGACGATTCTTGCTTCGGCCAGGAACGACCTTGCGTTGCCCGACTTCGCGCACAAGTTGCCGGATGAATTCGGCTCGCGTGACCGAATCCCGAGAAGCCTTGCGTGGCTTCGTGTGCTTGCGAAGGTAGGCCACGTCGCGGTCTTCGAAGGTCAAGGTCAGGTTGTCGCCCGACTTGGACACCTTGACCAGCCGCCACCAATAGCCACCCCATTGCATGTCGATGGCGCGCGCAAGGTCCGGGTTGCGGAGAAGCGCGCGGTGAGGATCGAACAGGGTAAGCGTGAGCGTGGACGCGCCTTCCATGGTCCGTTCGACTTCGCCGCCCGTGATCGCGTCGGCTATCGACACGTCCAAGCCCGACTTGACCACCACGTCTAGGTAGAACTCGGGATTCGTCCGGGCCGCGCCACGCAACGACGTGGGGAGCATCGCGCCCGAAAACGCGTCGGGAATGTCCAGTTCGGGTGGCATTAGGGAAGGCGAAGAACCTGGCCGACTTCAACGTGGCGCGGATCGCGGATACCGTTCAGTTCCGCGAGTTCATGCCACCGCCGCGCGTCGCCCAACTCGCGGGCCGCAATGTTCATGAGGTCGTCGCCGGCCCACGGCGTCGTCGTGGCCCGCAAACCCGTGGACCGCGAGCGGCGATTGCGGCCGGCCGGCTTGCGCTTCTCGCGCGCGTTCTTCTTGCGGTTGACGCCGGACGCCTTCTTCTTCTTCGCGCGCCGGCGTTGCGATGACGATTGGCGCGTGCGGGCTTCGATCAGGTCGTCCGGCACGTACTCCAAGAAGGTCAGGGTCGCCGCCTGGCGCGTGCGGTTGCCCGCGTCGTTCATGAGCGCGTCGCCCCACGCGAGCGCGTCGATGACCCACACAAGGTCGTTGTAGGGAACGTGGCTTCCCCTGGCCAGGACGCGCACGGTCGGCGGCTCGCCGCCTGAACGTGGAAGCGCCATCCGTTCCAGCCGGCGAATGTCGGTTTCAATCGACGTGCCGACGTAGTGGTTGTCCAGAAGGATCGAAAGCGTCATCCGCCGCGCCGGCATGCCCGTCCACGTCGTAACCGTGGTGCGGCGCGGTCGGGCGACTTCTTCCCACCCGCCATAGCCAGACGACACGTCGGGCCGATCCGGGCCGAGCCGGGCGATGACGGTGGCGGGCGGATCGTCGGACCAAATGGCGACGAAGCCAACGGGCGGCGGCTCGGGCATTATCGGCGGGCGATCCGGTCGGACGCGTAGATGCCCACGGCTTCGGCAATCTGGCGCTTGTCAAGGAACACTTGCGTGACGATGGTTTGCGCGCCGGCGCCGATGGCGTCGTTCGGAATCACCTGCGCGGCGCGCGGTAGCGTCACTATCTCCGGGCCGCGCTCGCCCACCAACGCGGCGCCACTCCGCGTGACCGTGCCGCCTTGCGCGAGCTTGGGAACCGTGAAGTGCAACGGGCCGACCTTGATCTTGTCGCCGAACGGCGTGTTGTTGTTCAACCAATCCCGAATGCCTTTGCCGAAGTCGGCGGCAAGCCCGCCCGCCGCGCTGAAAATGTTCTTCAAGATGCGCGGAATGGCGCCGAAGATGCTTCGCACGGAATCCACGACCTTGCGCGCGCCCGCTTTGATCTTGTCGAAGTTGCGGATGATGGTCAGTACCGCGATGCCGAACGGGCCGGCCAGGATGGCGGCGAGAAGCGGCCAATGCGACTTGATCCACCCAAACGCATTCTTCACGGCGTCCAGTAGCCAATTCACGGCGTCACGGAACCACCCGACCTTCTGATAGGCGATGATCAAGCCGGCGACCACGGCCACGATGGCGAGCGGTATCAGAAGAAGCGCCGCGTTGAAGGAAAGCGTCGCGATGGTGGACGCGATCATGGCGACCTTGTAGGCGATGAACGCCGTCGTCAGTAGCACGATGGCCGTGGTCAGAAGCGTGGAGTTCTTCAACAACGGCGCTCCGAACGCCACGACCTTTTGCAGGATGCCGGCGAAGGCGACCATGACCGGGAGAAGCGCCGAACCTAGTTGCACCTTCACGCCGGTTTGGGCCAACTGCAATTCGCGTTGTTGTTGAATCAGGTTCTTGGTGCCGCCCACGGCTTTGTCGTCCAAGACCGCGCCGTATTTGTTGGCCATGTTCAGTTGATCTTGAATCCCCTTCGAACCGCCCGAGAGGATCGGCATGAGCTTTTGGCCGGCTTTGCCGAACAGGGCTTGCGCCGTCGCCGCCTTCTGTGCCGGGTTGTCCATCGACGCAAAGGCGTCGGCCGACTTCATGAGAACGCCCGACACGTCGCCCTTGGTGATTTGGTCTTGCGTGACGCCGAGCGCGGCCAGGCTTTTCGCCGCTTTGTCGTTGCCTCCGCGCGCCGCTTCCATGGTCTTGGACAACTTGACCATGCCGACGTTGAATTGGTTCGTGTCGATGTTGCGCGTCTTGAGTACCGAAACCCACTCGGACGACGTTTTGGAGTCCATGCCCGTGGATCGCGACAACGCCATGGTTCCCTTGGCCAAGTCCATGGTGGCGTCGGCCGACCCTTTCAGGAACTTTCCGGCGCCGTAGACCATCGCCGAATTGGCCGCGAACTTGCCGAGTTCCTTCCATCCGGGCTTCGCCTTCTTGGCCGTGTCGTCGGTCGCTTTGCCAAGGTCGTCCGTCGCCTTCGTCGCCTTGCCCATGTCGCCGACGAACTGGCGAGCGCCACGAAGGCGAAGGATGAGTTCAACTAGATCCGCGATAGGTCATCGCCCCACGCGAGCGTAGGCACGGCCAGTCTTCACGCGCCAGATAGTCACGGGCGCCACGTCGTAGGCACGCGCTAGCGCAAAGGCGCCGCGAGTGTCGGCACGAATCGCGCGCACGTCTTCGGCGCTCAGCTTCGCTTGCCCGTTGTGGACGCCATCGTGCCGCGCTCCGCGACCCTTGGCCATCATGTCGGCCATGTTGTCCGCTTGCGTGCCAAGGAATAGATGCGCGACGTTCACGCACGCCGGCGTGTCGCAACGGTGAAGAACAGACATGCCGGCCGGAATTGGCCCGCGCTCATGCTCCCACGCGACGCGATGCGCCTTCCGATTGCGCGACATGGTTCCGTAGCCGTCCGCGTTGCGGCTACCCGTCCAGAGAATGCAAGGTTCCATCTACTTTTGCGACCGTGCGATGGCGTTGGCGATTTCCACGGCCAACGACTTGTGAATGGTCTGGATTTGCCGTCCGGCTTGTTCGCCAACGGCTTGCAAAACCATGGCTTCGACCGGATCGCCAGTCGTGATGAGCCGCCATCCGTCCAGCCCGAGAAGGCAGAGGATTGCGGCCGTCGTCACTTCACGACTGGCCCGGATTCCCCCATGAATTCTTCGGCCGCGTCTTCTTCGGCGTTGACCGACCACGACATGACTTCGCCGGCTTGCACGGCCACGGCCGGGTCGTTGCGGAACAACTCGCGCACTACTTCGCGTGCCGTCTTGGTATCGAAGCGCAAGAGTTCGGCCAACGTCGGGTCGAAGCGGCGCGGCTCGCCGGACGGGTCGATGGACTTCAACGTGCCGTCGTCGTCGCGCACCAACACTTCTCGGCACGCGGCCACCAAGAAGTCCACTTGCGCGAGAAGCGTTCCTTCGTGGTCCGGGCCAGGGTTGGCGAACAACTCTTGCGCGCGGCCGACGACCGACCACGGCACGCGGCCGTAGCGGATCACCAAGCGGTGCGCGTAGCCGGGCACTTCCAAGTCCAGCGTGCGGTCCTTGGTGAGCGCCGCGTGTCGCGCCCGGAGAAAGTCCAAGTGCGACGCGCCGGCGCCGTTGGTTCCGTTGTCGGTCATCCGACCGTGCCGGCCGGCGTGATTTCGCACTCCACTAGGGCCGCGTCGGACGATTCGGAGTCCACTTCGGGTGGCGTAACCGTCTTGAGCGTGCCCGTGTAGACGAGCGGCCGGCCGTAGGCGTTGCCGTCCACGTCCAGCGGTTGACGGCTCACGACCACCTGGCCCTTCCCCACGCGGGAGATAAGCCAATGGATCGTGTCGTGGTCGCGGTTCAACACGTACAGGCGCGAAATGGTCAGGTTCCCCACTTCGACGGAACCACCAAGCGACACGGGCGGCGCCATGCCGCCTGGCTTGTACTTCGTTTCTTCCGAGTCGATTTCGCCGCCCGACAACTTGTCGAAGACGCCGAACTTCGTTCCGTCCACGGTCATCGAAACCGCGTATTGATCCTGGCGAGACATACGGCCACCCCTTTACGCGGCCACGGAAAGTGGCGTTTCCGTTGCCACCTTCACGATTTCGATGGTCACAAGCTCGGCGAACGGCGACATACGTAGCCCGATGATCGCTCGGAGTTCGCCGGCCGCGATGGTTTCCAGCGTGTTCACGGCCGGGCCAACGTCCACGTAGCATGCGTCGTCAAACGACGTACCGAATAGCGATCCGGCTTCGTAGTAGGGAATGAGCATGCCGGTCAGGTCGGCGCCGAACTGAGAAATGGTCACGCGCCGGCCGTCGATTTGACTGAACACGTAGCGCTCGCCGATTTCTTCGGCCAGGGCCACAATTTCCATGTTGAGTCGCGCGTTGGAGAGAAGACCCCATCCGGTGTCGAGCGCCGCGAGCGTGCGATAGCCGTAGGCGCGCACTTCGCCGTAGACCGTGCGCGCGATACAGACGCCGGCGTCGTTCAGCGACTCGCGCTCCGGATCGGTGAAACGTGCCGTCAAGTCCACCGCGAAACGCGACCGACCGTTGACGCCCGCCGCCGCCACGTTGGGCGAGAAGCGCGCGTCGTTGCGCGCGATGATGCCGGCTTCCAGCGCGGAGAAGGGAACCGTGCGAAGGTCCGCCGTCGTCACGCCCGGCACGATGGCATAAGGCGCGAACAGGGCCGCATAGCGCGCGTTCATGTTGGACTGTAGGCCCGCCGCCGTGGCTTCCAGCGCGCTCGCCGTCATCGACGCCGGGTCGTTGTCCAGTATCGCTATGCGATTGTTGGCGGCGGCATGGGCGATCAATTCGTCGTGTGCGGCGAAGCCGGCCGACCCGACCGCGAAGACCTGGCCAGGGCCAAGGTCACGGGTGAGAAGCGCCAACGCCGTTTCCACGTCCGTGGCATCGGTGCCGTTGGTGCGCGCAACCGTGAGCTTGGCGCCACCTTCTTGGTAGTAGGTTTCCGCCGCGTCGTAGGTGTCCGTGAAGCCCTGGCGGACCCCAAAGACCGTTTGATATTGCAGCATCGACGTGACCATTTGCACGTCGTCGCCCTTTTCGGTGGCGCCCACCATGAACGCCATTCCAACGTCGGTCGGCGCGGAGCGTGGCGGCGGTTCCGCGCGCGAGGTAACGACCACTCCGGGCCGCGTCATATCGTGCCGCCTTTCAGGCTATGGGGATTGGGTTTTCTTCGACCACGACGCGCGTAGCGGTCGGGTCGTCCGGTATCGGATCGGTCGGCGGCTCGGGCACGACTGCCCACGGGTAAGCCGGCCCGTTCCAGCGTTGCGACACGTTGTCTACCTGTACGGCGAAGATCGCTTGGCCGGCGCCCAACGACCTGTCGTCAATCGACGGTAGGTCGTCGTAGTTTTCGTCCAGCCATGTCACGCCGGACGCGAAGCCTTCCAACGATTGCTTCTGAATGAGACACGTCCGCATGACCGCGCAATACAACTTGGCGAGCGCGGCCGTGTCGTCCATCCTGGCGGCCGACACGATGGTGGCAATGCCAAGCCCGAAGTTCGCGCGGTAGGCGCCGCCGCCGTCCATGTTCGGCGCTTCGGCCAAGCCTGGCGAGATAAGCAACACGCACGGAAGTTGGTCTTCCGGCCACTTTTCGAAGTCGTGCGAGGTCGTCCACGCGCGAATGCGCGGCAGACTTCCGCGTGGCCGGCCAAGTTGCGCTTCGGCGTCGGCCAAGTAGGTGGACGACCACTTCTTGAGCGTGGCGATTGCGGCCAACTCCACGTCGCGGCCCGTGACCATCGGCCCGACTTCGGAGATATACGGCGCGGTCATCGTGTCTCGCCCTTGGCGATGAAGTCGCCCAAAGCGTCGCTAATGTCCTGGCGTTCGGCGGGCGTGAGTTCGATCAGCTTTCGTTGCGGCACGCCCTGGCCCGTGTCGTGATACCGCGCGTAGGGAATGTCCGTGCCGAACCGGAATTCGTCCGTGTCGCGTTCGTCAATCTGGCCGCGAGCGCGTGGCGACGTGAGCGCGCGATGTAGCGCGTTCGTCGCGCGCATGACGCGCGGATCGTAGTTGTGGCGCGCTTTGGATTCCTTGGTGGATTCCTTGAGCGGTGGCCATGTGCCACGGCCGCGAGACTGGAAGCGCTTTTCTTCGGACTGGCGGTAGATCGTGCGGACCTTGAACGACGCCTTCTTGATATCGGCCGCGCGCTTGGACACGCCGGTCATGTCCCGAACGGCGCGATCCACGCCCTTGGCCTGTAGGAAATCGTCGGGCATATTGTCGTCGGGAATTCGCTAAAGGTTTGCGCTACAATGCCGATACTCTTAGTGCAAAGGGAAACCACCAAGGAAAATCCCAAAGCGGCGGCGGAACCGGAAACCACCCTAGAAAACCCGGAACCGACGTGAAGGAACCAAGTTAGTGGTGATAGGTTCCCCCAAAGGCCCGGATCGGTTAGTGGCTTCCGATCCGGGTTTTTCTTTGCCTATTCGGCCGGCACGTCCGGCGCGCCGTAGTAGGGCGATGCCGTCCAGCCGTGAACGTCCAGCACGCCGAAGCGGTAGTGAAGCGTGCCGCCGTCCTCGCCGGCATCGCCGGGCAAGTTGCCTTGCACGCACTCAAGAAGCGCCAGGATGCCCGTCGTCCATTGGTCGATCAATTCCGCGTAGACGGAACGGTCGGACCGGATTTGCTCGGGCCAGTAGGAGAGTTCGACCCACGCGGCGGCGCGGATGACGACCAGCGATTTCGCGCCTTCGGCGCATCGTGAGCCGATGTAGACGCCGGCGCGGCCCGTCACTTCCGCGTAGGCAAGGTCGATGATCCGTTGGACTTCATCGGCCGTGGGCCGCGTGGCGTCCGTGAACACGCCAAGCTCGGAACCGTCAAGGTCTTTGGTCCGCGCGCGGAGAAGCGTGGCCACGTCGTCGGGCGTGGGCTTGGCGAGCGGCGGAACGGTGGCCGGCTCTACGGTCATGCGCACGGGTCGGTTCGTGGCCACGGCAAGACCGTGGCGGGCGGCGGCAAGGCAAGTTGCCGACCGCTGTACAGGATGGGGTCGGGCGCGTCGTCGCAGTCGCACACGTTCACTTGGAACGGAAACCACGACGGGCGATGACCGGAACAATCCGCTTGGCGTTCCGGTATCTCTAGCCCGACCCCTGCCCGCCGTGGCATTTGCACCACGACGGACCGGGGTTCGGGAAGTGGCATCTAGGTTTCGCTCGCCTCTCCGCGAGTCTGTTCGACTTGCCGGCCGGGCGCCGGCCGTTCGTCCGTGTCGGGTTGCACTTCCGCGTAGGTGGAAAACTGCGCGTCGCTTGACCCACGCGGTTCTTCTTCGCCGTTGGCCGGCGCGGTCGGTTCTTCGGACACGGCTTGCACTCCGATGGTCGTTGGGTCATAGCCGGCGTCGGCAATCGCCGCTTCAATGTCGCCCTTCAACATCGACATATCCACGGCGATGCCGTGCGCCTGGCCGAACGCCACCAATTCATCCTTGGTGGCCATGGCGTTATGCCGCGTTGGTGATCTTCACGACGGCGCGGGCGAGGTCGTGCGCGTAGAACCCGAGCCGGGTTTCGTAGCGAACGGCCGTCAGGTCTTCTTGGAATAGCGAACGGTCGGCCGTGCCGTCGTTCACGGTCGCTTCCGTGGAAGTCGTCACGGTCACGTCGCGCCGAAGGCGAACGTGGAGATTCGGCCGGTAGACGACGAAGCCGACCACGCCACCTGCGGCCGGCGCGGCGCCGGCCGGCGTCAGGTTGGACGACACGGACGACTGGACGCCGTAGGTGGGGTCAAGGCCCATGCCGCCCGCGCCGTAGATCGGTTGCGCGGCATCGGCCGCGCTCCGCGCGTCACGCAGAATTTGCGCGAAGCCGGTCGCGAGAAGAAGACCCATTTGGCCCACGTCGCCGTAGCCGTTGGCTTCCAAGACGCCCATGGCGGCCGAAACCGCCTTCGCCATCGCGTCCGGCTTGGTCTGGTCGTATTCGACCGACGCCGTGGTGCCGTTCAAGGCGTTGTCGAAGTTGGTCGTGATCGCGGCGCCGTTGTCCATGCCGATGATGTTGGCGTCGATCACGTCCGCGATGGCTTCGCGCACGCCGGCATCGACAAGCGGATTCAGGTCGCCCGCTTGCACGTCTTCCAGCATTTCGTCCGTGAACAGGACGATGGTTGCCACCTTCTTGACGTTCAGGACGGCTTGGCCGAACTCGGCACCCGTCACGGGCTTGTCCGCGCCTTCTCCGACGAACGCGGCCGTGGGCGCGCCGAGCCAAATACCGAACTGAGTTTTGCGGGCCGACGTGGCGCGCGAGTCGCCCGCCAGGGCCAGAGCGCCGGCTTCCTGCAAGACGCCCTTGGTCAAAATGTCGCCCTGTTCGTAGGGCAGGATATACCCGCCCGCCGCCGGCGTTGCGCCGGAAATGGGAATCTGATTTGCCATGGTTCCTTCTCCGGGCGACTACGCGCCCGAGTTCACGAAGGCGTGCGACCCAACGCTTGCATGAGCCAATCGTTGTGTGCGACTTCCGGCTTCTTCGTTTCGGCGGGCGTTGTTCGCGCGCCGCCGTCGAAGCCGGGCGATGGCGTTTCGTTGTCTTTGGCGAACGCGGCGAGCGCGTCTGCCGAAGATTCGATTTCTTCTCGCGTGTCGCCGTGGAGAAGCGCCACGGCCGACGCCTTCAATTTGCGTTCGGCCGCGACTTCCAGTCGGAGAAGTTTGGCTTCCGCGTCCACCGCGCGCCGCTCACTCTCGGCCACGCGTGCGGTCGCACGCTCCAACTCGGACTTGTCGCGGTCTTCAAGTTCCTGTAGCCGCGCGGTGGCGGCTTCCAGTTGCTTTCTCGTGTCGGCCGCTTCCTTGCGAAGCGACTTCACGTAGGCTTCGTCAGGAACCTTCGCCGGCGCCTTCTCGGGCGCCTTCTCGGGTTCCGTCGCGGGCTTCGGCCCTGTATCCGACGTGGCCGGTTCGACCGGCTTGGCGTCGGCGGTGGGCGTGGCTTCGGCCACGGGTTCCCCCTCCTATGCGTTGGTGGGCGTGCCGCCGTCGATCACGGGCGGCACGTTCGCGAGCGTTGCCGTTCGCGGCGGCCGGTCGGGTAGACCGGCCAAGTTCTTCATGTCTTCGATTTCGGCCGGCGTGTAGCCGAGTTCCAGCCAAATCACTTCCAAGGGAATGCCCAACGTCCGCTTCTTCACGGACGCGTCCACAAGCTCGGCCAGGCTTGTCCGCTCCGGATCGGCCCAAAGCGATTGCACGTCGGCCGGCGCAACGGTGCGGCCCGTTGCCGCCAGGGCCAACGACATGGCTTCTTCCCACGGATCGGAGAAGTAGAGAATCTTTCGCCGGCACTTGGAAACCAAGCCCGCTTCGGCCACCTTGAGCGCGTCGCCGGAAGCGTTGACCACCTGGCCAAGTAGGTAGTGCGGTGGCGTGCGCGTCTGCGCGGCAAGGTCTTGGCGGAACATGTCCACCGCTTTGGTGAAATTCGAAAGGTCGGTTTGCCCAAGGTCCGTCACCTTGGCGTCCGGGCTTTCGAACGTCCAGAGTCGCGACATGGCGGCGGTAATCTCGGAGCGGCCGAGTGGCCGGCCGGTTTCCGGATCGCGCGGAATCTCCACGCCGGTCAACACGCGTTGGCGGAACGCGCCGAACTCCGACGCCACCATGAGGTCCGAACAGAGTTTGTTGATCGCGTTTTGAATCGGAATCGCGGGCTTCAAGTCCGATTCGCCGCCGTAGAGAAGCGTGGGCGTGTTTTGCAACGGCACCACGGGCACGATGCCGAGCGGGTTCGGGCCGCTCGCGTCATCGGTGCGAATCCGGTATTCGGTTTGCCCGCCGCCGATCATTTGCACGGGTTCGACGGATTCGAATTTCACCACGTAGTCGGGCAGATAGACCGTGGCGTACAGGTGGCCGTCGTCGCCCTGCCATCGCTTGAGCGCGGCTAGGCGCGAACGCCGGTCGCCCGGATCGCTCGCCACCACGACTTGCGACGCGTGTTCGACCGTGATTCGCGGCTCGCCGTCGTTTGGGTCAACCAAGATGTACGCGGTTCCGGCTTTCCCGGCTTCCGTGTGGGCGATGACGGACTCCACGTCCATGGAGTTGCGTTGCCAGATTCCCCACGCGTCGTTGTCCGCGCTTTCGGCGCCGGCCAAGCGGAAGCCGATCACCTGTAGGCGTTCCACGGGCGCGTCCACGACGATGCCGCACCAATTATCCGCGAAGGCGCCGAACAACTGGCCGAACGCTTCGCGGAATTTCGTTGTGGCGAATTGCAGCGGATGGACGCCGTTGTAATACGCTTCCGGCACGGCGACACGGCGGGCTTGGGCGTCAAGCCGCGCAAGAAGGATCGAAAGCCAATCGACCGGCGTTCGATTCTCAAGCCGTGGAATTGTCGGCGCTATATCGGCCATGAAATTTCTTGGGAAATTCGCTAAGGTTTGTAACGCGTCGTGCCGATAGGTGTATTAGAGAGCAGAAACCAAGACCGAAAAGGAATCCGCAAATGACCTACGAAATCGGACAGACCATCACCATTACGACCGTTCAGGGTCGCATCCTGACCGGAACCGTGATCGGTCTTCACGCCGGCGTCGAAGTCATCACTTCCAAGGGTTCCGTTACCGAGCCGACCTTGGTTGAAGTCCAGTGGGCCGATGGCGACGTGACCGCCGAACGTCCGGAAGACCTTCGCTAGTCACCTACGGCGCGCCGCGCCAGAAAGGATGGTCCGATGACCACCATGGAGTCCGAAGTCCGCGAGTTCGCCCGCGAGTTCCCCACGCCGAACGTTCTTCGCGCGGTGGCGCTCGCCGAGTCGGGCACGCTTACGTGGGCACAGGTCCACGGCGTCTTCCGCGCGTCGCTCGCGCGCGGACTGGCCGAAGTCGCGTAGCGCAAGCGACTTCCCACCAAAGCCCGCTTCGGCGGGCTTTTTTGTTGCCTACATGAACGCGAAGCCCGACGCCTTCGGTCGCAGTTCGCCCGCCGCTATCGCGTCCGCCCGAGCTTCGTAGGCGAGCGTTGCGGCGATGGCCGCGTCTATCTTGCGCGGCGAGTGGGTGCCGTCCTTGGCGATCAGGTCGCCCGACCGCACGCGCCGAATCCGAGCGTTCAGGACGTGGCGCGTCAGACGCGCGTCGTCGGAGTGCGACAGTTCGCCCGTGGCCGCGCCCGTGTGGAAGCGCTCAAGCGCGAACGCCATCGCCCGGTCGCGGTTGGTCGGCCACCCCACGACGATCTTCGGCCACTCGGCCGACCAACGGTCCAACGTGTCTTGCCATAGCGCCGGATCGGCGTAGACGCGCACCACGCGGAACGTGGCCATGGCGTCGGCCAGGGCCGCGTCTACGGCGCGTCGGTCCACCGTCCAGTGTCTATCTCCCTCCGGGCGTTCCCAAAGCCCCACAACGAAGATATGGCCGTCCGCCAAGCGGCAACCGATCAATGCGGTGGCGTCGTCCGTGATCGAACCGTCGAAGCCGAGCGTGATCGCTTCGCCCGGTGTCACTTCGGTGGCCGGCGCCGCGCGCTCGCGCCACACGCCGGCGTCCATCCATTGATCGGTCGCCTTGACCACCTGATTGAGCCAATAGCGCCGATTCTCGGCTTCGTCGGCGCTCGGGTCGCGGAACTCGGAGAAGATGCCTTCAAGGTTCGTCCAGCCGGCCGCGTCGCCGTACACGCGCGCGAGCGCGGCGCGTAGCGCTTCGTCGTCGCCCACGTCCAGTTCGTCGGGCGCCTGGCGGTGATCCACGAGAAGCGTGGGGTCTTCGATTTCGCCGGCTTCGATCAGACGCCACACTTCCAACGACCCTTCGGCCACCGATTGTTCCCCTGGCCGGTACGCGGTCGAAGTCTCAAGAAGCCACCCGTCCGCCACGCGGCGCTTGACGATGTTGCGCTTCACGGTCGCGTGTAGCCGGCGAAGCTCGGGCGTCACCCAATGGTGGGTTTCGTCGGCCACGATGAAGGTGGACTTCCCGCCGTCCTTGGAGTTCGCCGCCGCCGTGACGGGTTCCAGCGATCCGCCGCCGCCGATGTAGGTTCGCGTCAAGCCGGCATCGACCGGATAGAAGTCGGCCGCGTGCCCGTTGCGAAGCATGTAGCGCGCCGCCAGGTAGACGAAGCCCGCTTGGCCTTCTTCGGTGGCGATACACAACACTTCGGGCGCCGTGACCGGCCGGCCCACGGGTTCGCCGGCCGTGAAGGTGTAGCCCGTGAGTTCGTCCACTTCGCCGGCGTCCGCGTAGTGGTCGAAGCGGACCGGCCCGAGAAGTTCCGCGCCGGCGAGCATCGCCGCCAGTTCTGACTTTCCCCTTCCCTTCGGGCGAGACAGGAACGCGCGCCGGTAGCGCCGCGCGCCGTCCGTGCGCAGTTCGTAGGCGCGCCACACGAAGGCGCGAAACTCGCCGTCCAGCGTGATCGGGTCGCTCTGAATGTCGCCGGGACCGTGAACCAAGAAGGTTTCGACCCATCGGCAGACGTGACCACCAAGCGAAGGCGGAAGTGCCATGACTCTTTGTCCCGATTGCGGCCGGGAATCGCGCAACTTGGACGCCGGCCATGGCGCCCGATACTGCGAACATTGCGGCTACAGCGCGCCGTTTCGGCCCAACGCAAACAACCGCGCCGGCGTCGCATCGAAGTTGGCCAAAACGCGCTCACGCCAACGCAAGGCGTAGCGCGGACAGTTCGCACAATTCTTGTGGCGCGTACAGCCGGGAAGCGGCGGCGCGCGTCGGGCTTGATAACTCCATGCCATCGAATCGGCCGACGCGAGTAGACGCCCGTAACGGCCGAAGCCGCCCGTCTTCACGCCGAACCCGTGCAACCGGATTCCCAATCCCGCGAGCTCGGCCACAATGGTTTCGATTTCGGCGGTCGCCTGGCGTCGGCACACGGACCCAAGCCCGACCAACGGAACCTTGGTCAAGTCCACGTTGGCCATGCGGTAAAGGTCTACGCATTCCAAGTAGTCGTCCGGCGTCCATCCCTGCAAGACCGGGATAAACGGTCCGTGGTCCCGAAGTTCCAGATAGGAAATGATCGTGCGGTATTGGTGGTCTTCGACCGATAGCCCGGTCTTCTCGCGCATCGCCGGTTCGCACGGCCAATCCATTGGCGACGCCCACGCCAGGTTCCCCATGTGAACGTAGTCATCGACGGCGCGAAGATATTCGGCCGGCGTTGTTTTCCACTCGCCGAACATCGACAGTTCAGTGAAGGCGCCCGAATCCAACGCCCATTCGCCGGCCGGAATCGGTAGCCACTTGTACCGTGACAACTGGCGATGACTCACGAACAACGGAACGTCTATGTCGTTCAACCAACCGGGAAGATGCGTGCCAAGGTAGAACTTCACTTGCGCCAACCAAGCGCAAGTGCCCACACGGCGCCGCCCGCCACTTTGGCGCAAAACTGAGCGAACGTGATCGCACCGAAGACGCCGAAGGCGATCCAAAGGAAAAGAACCGAATCCACGGCGGCGGCGCAAACGTTCGACAACATGACGCGCCGTTGCCAGTCGGCGCGCACGGCCGTATAGATGGCCGTATCCACGATGGCCGCGCTCGTGAAGGCGACCACGGACGCTACGGCGACCTTGCCGGCGTCGGCGTTCAAGACGTAGGAGAGAATGCCGCCCGCCGCGATCAGGATTCCGAGTCGAAGCCAACGGTTCTTCGTCCAAACGTCGTGCAGCGTGTCGCGGCTTGTGAGGTCCGCGCCGATCAGGGCGAAGGCGATGTACGGCGTCGCTTTGGCGCCGTAGTGCGTGGCCAGTAGGTTGGCGGCGACGATGGCGCCAAGGTAAAGCGCGATGGTGGCCGAAACGACAAGCCGGCTTCGGGTGGCTACGGCGATGTTGGTTCCCATGGTCGTGATACTAAAGTCTCAGTAGGCGTCGCGGAAGTGTCCGGGCCATTCTCGCTCGGGCGGTAGACCGCTTCGAACTCGGCCACGTCCACGACGATCACGCGGCCGTCGTCATCGCGGACCAAGTAGCCGTCGCGGTGGTAGCGGCCGTCCAGCCAATACGGTCCGGCCAGGCGCGCGGCTTGCACGGCATCGCGCGGGCGGTAGGTGTCCCATCGCAGTTCCATGGGTACGCTCGCCGGCGTCCGGGCGCGGCACGTTCGCGTCCGGACGCCATTGGCGCTACGTGTCGTCGTCGCTCGGCTCGGGCGGCTCGGGCGGCGCTTCCGGCTCGGGCGCCGGCGTCGGCGTTTCGGTCATGCGGCCCTTTCTTCCCGAAGCCGTGGATCGGCGTCGGGCGGTTGTGGCGGCGACGGCGCGGCGAACGCTTGCGCCGTGGCCCGGTCGATTTCCCATTGCAGGTGGCGGCGCGCCTTCGGCGTCAAGCCGAGTCGGTCTTCCAGCGCGGTCAACGCGCCATGCTCCGACGACCGCCCGCACGCGATGTCGTCCACCAAGCGAAGCGCGCGGCGAAGCGCGATCTTGTCCGACTCAAGCCATACGCGCGCCATCGGCGACGCCCACCACTCGCGCCACGCGAGCTTCGCGTCATTGCCCCACGGGCCACGCCGGTTCTTGGCCGGTATCGGCGGCGCGTCAAGCCCGGACGGTTCGTCGGGCAGATAGCGCCATTCGTGATCGGCGAGGTTGCGCCGGCGCGTCTTGCCGGGCGGCTTGGGTTGGCTTGGCATGACGGATGAGCCGTACACTTCGCGCGTGCGG